TTGAACGTAAATGGCGTGAGAACATTGCATCTGTTGTATTCGTGAATGAAGTGGCTGGTAAGACAGCTCCATTCTCTGATGATGACATTGATAAGCAGATTGCTCGTGTTGATGAAGAATCAAATGAACTGATGGGGCATATTGATACTCTCATCAACAAGGGTGTTGATCACGAGATCATGGTGAAGATCATGGACGATATCTGTGATATTGCTGTCACTCTGTCTTATCAGATGTATATGTCTGATGTAGCTGCTCTTGAGATTGTGTGTCCTCTGGATGAGATTGAAGCTAGTGGTGAATGCCATATTGAGCTTTTGTCTGAACTGCTCAAGAACCGAAATGCTCCTTTTGTTAGTATGTGTACGCTAATGACAGTGGCTAAGATGGTGAGTGAAACTCCTGATCTGATCAATTGCCAGAAGTTTGACGTGAATGAAGCATTCACGCTTGTCAATGCTAACAACATGTCTAAATTCATTCCAGAAACACACCCAGATCTGGAGCAGATTACATACGATACATTCCGTAAGTATGAAGAACTTGGTGAGCAAATCTACACTGAAAACAATCACGGGTATGTTGTATTCAAGCGTGCATCCGATGATAAGTTCTTGAAGCCTTCTACGTTTGTTGATGTTGATATCAGTTCCACTGTTGTCGTATGAGTGATACTGGCATCAGTCTTACACTTGTGGTATGGTGTGTCTCGTTGATATTCATGTTCAGGAGTGGTAGTCGATATGGCTACAGGCATGGGTACAAAGATGCCTGTATTGGGATGAAGCGTAAGATACGAGAGCAGATTGATGCTCGATCTAAATAGTGTTCCTTGGCGCTAGAGGACGAAATAGCTCTTTGCCAAGCATGTCCTGAGTAAGACTTCAAACTGCTCTCCCTTCCTATAATTCATGTTTCGGAGTGATATACATGACAGAAAAACGAGAAATCCCCACGGTAGAAGAGTATCTTGGTGTTATTCTTGATTACACACGGGATCGAGAAATCCCAGAACAAGGCAAAGCCCTTCTAATGGGTAAGGGGTTCTATAAAAAATCACATGAAACATCACCACAACAAACATTTGCGAGGGCTGCAACTTGTTATTCTTTTGGTGATTATGAGTTCGCCCAACGAATCTACGACTATTCATCAAAGGGATGGTTTACATTCGCTTCACCTGTTTTAAGCAATGCCGTTGAAGTGGAATGGCCTTCTTTTGGTGAACATCAGTTCGATGAGGCTGGTGACTGGTTAGAAGAAAACGTAACACCAGACGGTATGCCCATTTCATGTTTTTTGGGGTATATCCCAGATACAAAAGAAGGACTTGTTCAAGCTCGCTCTGAATCAGCGTGGCTTTCTATGATGGGGGGTGGTGTTGGTCTATACGCAGCAAATCGGTCTCCTGACGAAAAATCTACAGGGGTTATGGCGCATCTACGTGGCTACGATGCGGATACATTGAGCTACAAGCAAACAGCATCCCGTCGAGGATCTATGGCCGTATATATGGATATTGATCACCCTGAGATCCTATCATTTATTGGGATGAGGAACCCAGCGGCGGGTGGAGATCAGAATAAGAAATGTTTCAACCTCAACAATGCGGTAAACATTACCGACTCATTCATGGAAGCTGTAATCAATGGTAGCGACTATGAGTTGGTTGATCCTAAACATGGACGTACTGGACGTTTCCTAAACGCTCGTGAGGTGTGGGAGCTTATTATGGAAACTCGCTTCGAAACGGGGGAACCGTATATCATGTTCAAGGATACGGTGAATCGGAATATCCCTAGTTGGATCACACACCCGCTGTACCAAGTGAGCCAATCAAATTTATGTAGTGAAATCTGTCTTCGCACAACAGAAAACAGAACAGCAGTTTGCTGTCTATCTTCAATTAACTTAGAAAAGTTTGACGAGTGGAAAGATACAAACATTGTCCAAGATCTTGTTCGTCTTCTAGACAACGTATTGGAATACTTCGTTCGTCTTGCACCAGTTACATTGAAACGAGCGATCCATTCTGCATCGAAAGAACGAGCGATTGGCCTTGGGACTCTGGGGTGGCATTCGTATCTACAGTCGAAGATGATTCCTTTTGAGTCAGGGGGGTTTGGCTCTTCTATTCATGAAACACATAAAGTGTATGGCCTGATAAAGAAGAACGCGATTGAGGAGAGTAAGCGTCTAGCGGAATTGCGGGGTGAACCGGATGACTGTTACGGCAGTGGTATGCGGAATAGCCACCTTCTAGCAATAGCTCCAAACGCAAGTTCAAGCTCCATGATTGGTGTAAGCCCTTCTATCGAACCTTGGAATGCAAATGCTTTTAATGCACAGGGACGAGCCGGTAGTTTCTTGATAAAGAATAAGTACCTTAAGGATGTTCTCGCCCGATATGATATGGACAATGATGACGTGTGGAAGTCAATCATTACCAACGAAGGGAGTGTTCAACACCTTCCAAATCTGTCAGAGGATGAAAAGAACGTATTCAAAACAGCGAGCGAGATTAACCCTCTCTGGATTGTTGAACAGGCGGCTGAGAGACAGAAGTATATCTGTCAATCACAGTCTCTAAACATCTTTGTAGACTCTACGACAAGTTTGCAGGAGATGTCCGATATCCATATTAAAGGGTGGTTGCGGGGTGTCAAGACGTTTTATTACTGCCGGTCTAAACCAGCGACAAGAGCTAACCTTGGTACTGGTGGTGACAGACCATTGAATTCTGTGCCAGTTAAGACTAAAATCGAGTTTGATACCTGTGTAGCGTGTGAGGGATAAAGATGAGTATTTTTGTAGAGAACATTTCGTATCGCCCGTTTTCTTATCCTTGGGCCGTTGAGATTGAGAAGAAGCATCGGGTTGATATGCATTGGCATGAAGACCAAGTTGAACTGGCTGATGATCTTCGCCAGTACAACACTAAAGGGGGGATGGCTACTGCGAACATCTCTCATGAGTCCAATAAGAACATGTTAGAAAAGCTTATTATGCTTTTCACTGAAATGGATGTTCAGGTTGGTGGTGGGTATTCTAAGCTTCTAAAGCACGTTAAAAACAATGAAATCCGAACCATGTGGTTTACATTCGCGGCAAGGGAAGTGACACATCAGCGCGGCTATGCTCTCGCCGCTGAGACTTTCGGGTTCACCAACTCCGATTGGTCTGAGTTTAAGAAGTATAAGGAGATGCAGGACAAGATCGATCTACTCACTCAAAATGTCGGTGATCTTGATAACAAGTTGAACTTCGCAAAGCATCTGTCGGTTGTTCTACTTGGTGAAGGTATTGCTCTATTCGGTGCTTTTGCTTGTCTTCTCAATTTGAAGCGGTACGGCATTATGATGAACTTCAACACAGTCAACGAGTGGTCTCTAAAAGATGAACAGGAACACGTCTCTGGTAATATCAGAGTTCTGAAGACCATTCAATCAGAAGAATTGTCGGAAACAGAGAATGTGGAGCTAACTGAGTTTATCATCAAAACCGTTGCTTCATACATCGCGGCTGAACACAAATTCATCGATCTTGTTTTCGAGATGGGTGATCAGGAAGGAATGACAAAGGAAGAAGCCAAACAGTTTATCTCTTATCTTGGTGAACTCCGCCTGTGGCAGCTTGGCCTACTGCCAGAAGGGATTGTAACTAAGAACCCTCTGCCGTGGATTGATTATATTCTCTCTGCTTCAACTCATACAAACTTCTTTGAGTCTCGTGTTGTTGATTACACTCACGGTGGCCTAGAAGGAAGCATAAATTATGAGGTGTATAAAGCAGCTCTAAAGGAGAGAATCGTATGAGTTTTGTTATTGTTGGTGCTGAATGGTGTAGTTTTTGTAAGGATGCAGTTGCTCTGATGGACAGTGAAGGAGTTGAGTATCAATACATCGACACCATGACGGAAGAGGATAAAGCCAGTGAATTGATTAAGAAGGCTGGTAAAACGTCTCTTCCACAAATATTCGATGGGGAATATTATATTGGCGGTTTCACTGAACTGAAAGACTACCTGAACGCATCTCAACAAAAAGCCCTCATATGAGGGCTTCCTTTTATCTCACTAAGATGCTATAATGCCATCATCAATAAACTAGGAGAAACACCAATGTCAATGTTAGAAGCTACAAAACCAATGCATTCCAAACCAATCTTCTTTCTTGTCTATAAGAACAATGAAGAAACTGAGCTGTACCTACCAGAAGAAGCAGAATATCTTATGACTTTCAATGAAGCATATGAGAAGGCTCAGTCTCTATCAGGCGACTACCCCAACATGAAGATTG